AGCTCGTCGGCGCGGTGATGTCATGGAGAATCTGGACGCCCCAGAGCGGACGAACCGCGCCGGTAGCGTACAGAGCCGACATGTTCAACTCCCACGCGCGCTTGCTCGCGTCACGCTCGGGCTCTAGGCGGATGCCCCGGCGCACGTCAAAGCCAATCGCGTTCGGGTTGAACACAGCGCCATAAGCGCCAGTGCCGCCACTATCTTTCACGTTCGCGCTCACAAAGATGCCGTCCAGCCCCGCGACAGTGGAGACATAGAAGCGCCTCATCACCTCGTCCTGAAAGTCTGGCGCGTTCGTCACGGTGGCCGCAACCATCGCGGTCGTGGCCAGGTCGTGCCAGCCGTAGGGGTGCAGCACCGCATAGTACGGGCGAGGCACCTTCCCGGCGCGCAAGCGGCTGATGGCCGCGTACAGATAGCCCCAGAGCATCGTGCCGCCCAGAGAGCCAACCGTACCGCCGGTCAGACTGCTGAAGTTGCCGAGAATGTCCTGGTCGATCTTGTCCGCAAAGCCAGCGGCAAGCTCGATACTGGCATCCTGGCGTGCATTCTGCGGATCCGTCTCGATGCGCCGGTCAGTGAGAATCACCTGCGCCATGATCTCGCCGGGCGTCAGGGTCGCCAGAAGCGACTTGCTGAAGGCCGTAGGCGCTGCAAAGTCCTCTGTCTCAGCCACACTCGCCGGGCTGATCGTCGGGTACGCGGTGAAAGTCCGCGTCTGGTCGCCGTTGCCATTGGTAAAGTTCCTCACCAGGCGGGTGGCGATGGTCTGCTCGTGGACAGCGAAAACCGCGTCCTCGTAAAGGTTGGCGAAGTAACTATTGAGTTCTGCTACTCCGGAAAGTCCGACTGCCATGTTGTGTCACTCCTATGTCTTGTTGGGCCAGATAACACCGCCGTTTACCCTGAGTGGGTCCGATGCGCCGACGCCCCACAGCCGCGCGCGTTTCTGCGCGTCTGTTTCGCCTTCGACGTTGCCCCGCCCCGGATTGGTGGCGCCCACCTGCCCCGGCTGTTGCAACAGATACGGCCGGTCCTTTGCAATGGCCTTCAACGCATCTTCCAGCCCGATCACCTGCCCGTCGTCGCCGATCTCCAGCTTCTCCGGGTCCAAGAACCGTATTGCATCCTCTGCGTTGTTGAACCTCAGCGCCCCGGCCTTGGCGATCACCGCCTTCTCCAGTAGCGCCTGCTTGCGACCACGCTCCGCGTCCGCTGCTCTTTTTTCCAACTCTGCCAGCGCCGCCTGAGCCTTTTCCAGCTCGGACATCGACTCCTGCTTGCGCTGTGCTTCGGCCTGTTCATAGGCCTCCAGCTGCTTGCGCCGCTTGGCATTCTCGCGGTTGGTCTCCGCCAGTGCCTTGCGCAAACGCTCCAACTCCGCCACAGAGTCGGCATCTACCGTCCCCTGCGCTCCGGTGTTGTCCGTGGCTTCCATCTCGGTCGCCTGTGTTTGAATCTCTTCTGTCATCTCGACAGTCTCCTCTGTGGGCATCTCGCCCGGTATTTGGTCAGCGCCGTTTACGCTGTTTACCCCAAAAGATCCTTCAGCGGTGTCTCGACTATCGACCGCCCCCAGCGCGCATCGGTCACTTCCTTCGCCAGTTGCGATATCTCAATATCGCCGTTGCGCCACGCCTCATATTTGCCCGGCCCCATCATCTCGCGCTGTACGCTTTCCGTCTGGCGCGTAAACCATGCCTCGCCCGTTTCCACCGGCTCTTGCTCCCAGTCGATGTCAATGCCGATGTCTCGCGGCGACACCGTCATGGGCACGGCCACACAGCGGCCGTTGACGTGATCGTCCAGTGACTCATCCAATCCGTGCTCGGTGCCGTGCATCGCAACGCATGCCATACAGGTGCGCGGGTCCAGTGCGCTGTGCCAGACCCATCCCTTGACGATATGGCTGTTCGCCCGATAGTCAGCCAGCGTCGCCGCCCGGAACGAGCGCATAATCTCCGTGCGCGATATTCTCAGCGCATCCGAGAGCGGTATCCCCAGCACACGCCGCATCTCTGCGGCCACCTTGCGCGCCCCGATGCCCGAGGCCAGTCCGCGCACAAGTACATCGCCCAATTGCGCCGCCGTGTCGTCACCGTATCGGAGCAGCAACTCCGCCAGCGGCGAGCCCTCTTGCAGCGCGCCCACCAGTGCGACCACAGCATCGTCCGGGAGCACACCCCAGGTGTTCATCATCGACGCGGCCACATCCGGCGGCAGGCCATCCAGAATGCCCGTCATCAAGGCCGGCAGTTGTTCGTTTGCCAGTCTCGCCGCGTCCAGTTGCGCCCCGCGCACTTCGTCTTCCACAACCGCCCCGTATCGTTCCAGCTGTCGCCGCGTATCGTCCATCACGCGCTGATACCGCGCCAGTTTCCGTATCTGCGCCTGTGAGGGCTTTTGCCCCTGCGCTATCAGTTTCTCGACTTCGGAAATCAGCGCATCGGCCTGTGCCGCCAGTTGCGTGTACACCCGGCCGTAACTCTCGACCAGGCGCACCATCGCTTCGGCATCACGCGCCAATACCCCCGCCTGGTATTGTTCTACCAGTTGCCCGATGGTCAGCGTTGGATCAGCCATTCACTGGCCTTTGCGGTCGCTCGATACCGCGCCCCGTCTCCCATTCTCTCAGCAGCATCGCGCCCACGTTGCCTTCTGCCACGTCGCGCGCCCGGCTCTCGGCATCCATCCGCTCGTTCTCAACTTCGGGGTCCAGCCCGCGCCGTATCTGGACTGTTTCTTTCGACGCAAGCTCCTGGTCCAATTCGAACTGATCACGCAACTGTTCGCTGGCCGTGTCATTCGGCAGCGGCGACTGCCAGTGCAGTTCGCAGATGTTGTCGTCACCAAAGCCGCCAATGACGCAGAGCCGCCGGTTCGTCTCGATAATCAAGTCGCCATAGGTGCGCCGCTTGAGCTCCGTCTTTTCCAGCAGATCGCCGTATAGGATGGACAGCGCAAAGCCCGATAGCGCCCCGACGTTTACTTTCACCGGGTCCAAATCCGGGATGCCCGCCTGTGCCAACTCCCAGCGCGTGAGTTTGTCCAGGAATGTCAGCGCCGCCCCCAGGTCGCTCTGCATCTCCAGGTTCCACATGTTCGGGTCTTGGCCTGGCAATATCACCACGTCGTCTTCGTTGATCTTGATATCGGCGCTCCCCATGCCCTTGGCGATGGTCTTCGGGTGCGCGTGATACCTCAAAATGCGCTGGATCTTCGAGGCGTTATAGTTGATCGCGTCCTGGAGGTCCCCATCGTCCAGGTCGCTCATGCCGTAGTACGCGCCCGGCAAGGGCAGGTTCTGCGCGTCCACCACCGGCGCGAATGGATACGGCCACGGCACTGTCGGCTGTACCGGGTCCGGGATGTACCGCTCCCCGCCGCGCGCAATCCAGTTCGTGATCGTCCAGTTCGCGCCGTTATCGGCGCGCTCTATGTCCTGCCGGCGCGTGATAGCCCGCCCGTCACGCCCCTGCGCCGTGTACTCGATGCGATAGCGCCAGACGGAATCTATATCGTCCCCATCCCAGAACACAGTAACGTTCTCGGGTTCGAGGTTTACCAATCGTGGTAGGCGTTCGATCCCGTCTGGCACAATCTTCAGGAATTCATGCCCGTAGATGCCCCCGGACGTTCCCAGCTTGCCGAGGAACGTCATTTTGCGATTGCGCTGCCATACACCGTCCAAGTACTCTTCCTCTGGCGTGCGCTCGCCCTCTTGCAATTCCCACTCGACTTCCTTACCGAACAGGAACGCGGCCCCCTTGTCTATGATGATGCGCGCAAGGTTGATCACCACGTTGTCATCGGCCTGGCCCTGGCGCACTGCCAGCTGCTTTTCATGCTGGCCCAGATAGTACAGCCAATGGCGCTTGTACGCCTCCAGGCGCGCCGAACGCTCTTCCTCTTGACGTGCTTCAAATTGGTATGCTGATAATGTCATCTATTGCACGTCCTAGTTATAGATGCTCGGACGATAACGCACGTTTACCGGAACGCTCGCCGCAGACCAGGCCAGCGCACGCGCCATAACGGTATCGTCGTGCACGCCCTGCGGCGCGCTGTAGGAAGATCGCCCCGTCTGCTGTGACACCTTGCGCTCATAGGCTTCTAGCTCGCCGGTCCACACCGGGTCGTCCTGCCATTGCGCCTCTGCGCGCTCAAAGGCCAGCGCAAGCGATTCTATCAGCGGCGGCTTGCTGGATGGCGTCGTCTGGAACGGCGCGATGGTGACACCATTCATCGCCGGATCGCGCATCAGTTCCTCAATCACCGGCTCGCCCATTGCGTTAGCCTCTGGGACAACGTGCCCAACGTGCCACTTTTGGACCATTGCAACAAACCGCCCGCGCTGGAAGGCATAGTCGATCTGGTTGAAGCGGTCGCGCGCTATCTCAACGCGACAGTCAGCACAGAATACGGACAGCGCCGTAAAGTCCATGTGTTTGCCCCAGTCGACGCCCATAACAATCCTGTGCGCCCTGTGCCTGTCTGGTATCGCATCCAGCGGGGCCCCGAGACAGGCGGAGATGTTGCGGAATACCTGGCCCACGCCCTCCAGAAACTCAGCCATAATCTCTTGCCGGTAGGCGTCCTCTGTCATATCCGCCGTGATCTCTGCCAGCGCCGATTCTGACAGATACGGGTTATCGTAGGACGTAAAGTGCCAGGCTGCCCAGCGGCCGGTCGTGTCGCCTAGCGCCCTCTGGTACAGGTTGAAGGCGTGGTTCTTGCGCTTTGGCGTAAAGATGAATATCGCGTCGCCGTCATTATCCAGCAGCATCGGCGCGCCCACTTCGTCCCACGCGGACGGGTCCATCAGGCTGTATTCGTCCAGGATCAGCAGGTCGGCATAGTCGCCGCGCAGGCTGTCTGCGTCCCACGCGGTCTTTGCCTTGATCTGCGCCCCGTCCGGCATCCTCAGCACTCGGTCCGTCTCATTCTTGTAGATTATCCCCGCCGCGATTGCTTCCGATAACGCTGCCTTGCACGACTCCCAGAATGCGTTCGTCTGGTCTGCGGTAGGCGCCGCCTCGAGCACACGCCTACCAGCAAGCATCGCCTCGACTGCTACGTCTGAGACCCCCGTGGTCTTTCCCCCACGGCGCCCTGCCACGATCACCTTCCGTTTGGCTGGCGAGCGCTTGAATGCCAGCTGCTTGGCGTGCGGCTTATGCAGTCGAATCGTCAGGTCCATCGTCTCCATACACCACGCGCATCGTCACTGGCCCGCCGTCTTTGCCGGTTACCATATTCTCCGTGCGCTCCACATATCCCCTGTCGCGTCCCAAGGTCTTGAGCACCAAGCCAACCGCCCACGGTTCGCCGTCCACAACCGCACGCCTCAGCGCCAGTTCGCCAAAGTCCACCAGCTCGCCCCGGCACTCGCGTATCACATCCTCAACTGCTTTGACGCGCTTGCGCCGCGTGTTGATGGTAGACTGCGAGCACGGCACGCGCTTGGCAGCCAGCGACACGAGGCCGTTGGTCTCCCGCAGGCACTCGATAATGCGTTTGGT